CTTCTCTTGTTTATTAAAAGTAGGGATATTTGGATGGTTGCATTTCACGACTTTTCCTCCTGGACTCCCCCTATTTTTGGGGTTAAATGCTCTGTATACTTCTTATGCCAGAAGCTGGAAGTGCTTTTATATTGCTCGACCAGGTTTTGCAGGTATTCTGCATCACATATCCGTATATATTCAGCCGCGTCCATCAGCTCTTTCTGAAACGTCGACAGCTTCGACATATCATCAGATTGTGTCGATTTTTCCTTAGAAAGTATAGGTATTTGTTTAAACCATTCATCCCCCTGCCTCCGTTGTTGGTTGTCTTCTTGCTTCTGCTTCGGTCTTTAAATCAACCCAAAAGCGTAAATGAGCAAAATGATAGCGAATATTAGGTTCAAGCCAATCTATGACTTCCTGGGGCGTGTTGGCAATAAATAGGTCATTAAACCAAGGTATTTGCTTTACTATTTCTTGTCGTGTTAAGTCACTCATCATTCACCATCTTCAAGTGCCAAGTCGGCGACTAGCTGTTTCGTGCGTTGGTCATGCAATGCAACAAGCAGTCCTATCATTTCACCGCAAGACAAATTAAAAGCTAAACTCATAGTTTCTAGGCGCCTTTTAACAGCTTCAGGAACTTGCGTATGTAGCTCCACGTAATTCTTTTTAGGTCTCCCTCTGTTTCCCATTCCTCAATCCTCAAGTGCTATCATTGTGGGTCATTCTTCTTTAGCCATTTCCATGTTCTGCTTGTAATAATGCTATGAACAGTCATATGACTTACGTTGTGTTTTCTAGCTAATGAACTCTTGCTTGTACCTTTTGCAAATTGTCTTCTAATATCCTGTACTTGATATGGTTGCAACTTCGATAATCCATGTTCTTCCCCTTTAGCCCATTTGCCGCGCTTCCTAGAATCTCTATCGTAGGCATTTGTTGCAGGATTGCCAGCATATAAGTGAGTGATTTCATAGCAAGCCCGGACATCACAGTGATGGCAGATATGCACACCTTTTGGAATTGGTCCGTGATGTTTTTCATACTCCATTCTGTGGACATAGCCACAATAAAACTTTCCATCGATACGATAGCCTTTTCTTCCATAACCTAGTCGGTCTTTGTGCTGTTGCCATATTCTGCATTTCTTCATCCGATAATATTACCATGTTTCACGACCTGCTAGTATTATAGATTATGTTTCATTTTCCCGTAAACTCACTATTTGGTACTCCAGCAAATTGGAGATTGTATTCTTCCCAGCGCTGAACACATACCGGATGATTTCGCCAACATGTTGCTGTTGGTTTGCATGATTCGTAGCCGCCGTCATGGTGGTCAAAGAAACAGTTAGAACAAAATCTAACAGTGCCGTCTAAACATTCTATGCATTGGTGGCAGTTATATAGTTCGGCATAATAATCATCCTTCGGCTTGTAGTTTTCACAAGGCTGACATTCGTTCATCATTCCTCCTAATTGGTCTTCTTCACTCTTTTATACTTGTCCCATCTTTTCGGTTGACGCTCCCAGATAGGAGGTCCAAGCTGTTTTATAGTCTTTTTGCCAACAAGGTCATAATAAGTTTGCATCCATGATGATTCTGTCGGGTGAACGCCACACCGTCGTATTTCTTTGGCAATTGCTGTTCTGAGAATGTCTAATTTATCTAGATAATCCATAATTCCTCCTAATCAGTCGATAACGGTTGTGTTTCATTCTCATCAATACGTTCCCATTGCCAAGACCAGTATTCATCAGCTAATTGCATCGCTGTTTCTTTAGCTTCTTTATCAATAGTTTCTTCCGTTGCATTGTCTTCAAATTCAAGAATTTCTTCCAAGTCGTTTTCGTCCGTTGCTCCAGCAAATTCTGCATATACACTAACTTTTACTTTGATTGTCATTCATCACCCTCCCCCAATCCTAATTTGCGTCGTAGCTCATCTATCCCTTGGTCGTGTATGTAAGAAAATTCTTTTGGATAGTTCTGATATTTCACTTCTTCGATTACTAACTCGTCTATTCCATTCAGTCTTATTCTATGTATAGGTAAATCAGGATGAGCCATGAAGACGCAACTACTTTCAGTGCATGCGAATGTTGCTTTTCTAAAATCGATGTCCATCATTCCTCCTAATCAGTCGATAACGGTTGTGTTTCATTTGGGCTGAAAACCAAACAACAGCGGGTTTTCTTCGCTTTTGAAATTGAATCTTTGGTTCCTTTGCTGCCGCCGTCCCAAAAAGCTATTACTCCGTCAGATTTCTCTATTAATACTGAATTACGAATAGGGCCAGCTGCTTTGCCATGCATTGCCCAATCAGCGTAATAAACTTCTGTCCTCATGCCACACTTCTTTGCCTCACAGATAGCCGTTTCATCAACTCCTTTTGCGCCACCAGAAATAATAATCACGTCTTTGTTTAACGACTGAATAACTTTGCGAACAAAATCCAAAGGTTCAAAGTTACGACTACCAACAATAGCCAATTTAATTGGACTATCGTCTCTTTTGTTATAGAGAACTCTTTCTACAAACTGTGCTATTTCAATTAATGCTTGCGTTGTCATTGTTCTGATAACGGTTGTTATGTATTGTTATTTTCCTATTCGCGGGTATGCGGTCCATTCTTCGCAGTTGATTTTATCGGTGTGGTATTTAAACATCGTAAATTCATCGCCCGATCACTATCCTAATCAGTCGATAACGATTGTGTTTCGTTCTCTTTATCTATTGCATCTGCGATGTCTTTAAAAATCCATCTAATATCTGGCGAAAGAATAGATTTGTAGATTGCTATGCATCTCTCTTCGTCAGACTTGCCACAGCTTTCGGCATAACCATCTAGAATGGCGAATTTTAAAGTAGATACGGCATCAGCAAATTTTGTTAAGCTCATCATTCCTCCCCCAATCCTAATTTGCGTCGTAGCTCTTGTATCTTTCTTTTCTTATTGTGAAATTCATCAAATATTGCGTCAGATTGGTAGAGCTCATCCAACTCCCGCCACAGCGATTCGCGTTCATATTGAATTGCGTTGCTTTTAAAATCCAGTTGTTTTATTTCATCGAACAGTTTGTATCTTTCTTCCACTTCCTGCGTTAAGGATTTGAAAGCTTTTCTAGCTTTAGTTGCTAATTCTTCGGCATGATGGGCGGCGGCTATACTTTTGCCATTGCTTGCATAAATAGTTCTATATGATTGTTTGCACAATTCCTCAGCCGCCTCTATCAATCTCTGCGATATGGATTCACTCACTTCCGCCCCTCCTTCCATTTCTTTACTGCTTGCTGTACGGTCTCTTTGTAAGACGACTGACCAATTTCGTAATTAGTAACGATGAGGCAAATAGCATGTTCTCCTTCTTCTTTAAGCATCTCCAACAAATCGCTCAGAAGTTCGCTGTCTTGCTCTAGTCTTGATAATTTCGCCAGCACTTCATCCACCGCTTTAAGTCCCTGCGGAGTGATTAAAAATGAGTTCATCATTGACATAAATTGGTCATCTTGACTAAGTTTCATACTTTTGGCAATCCTATTGATAGTCTTTTTCCTAATATGCGAAGTTCTTTAATTGGGCTGAAAACAAAATAGAAAATTGTTTCTTCTTTCTGTTTAAAATTCAAAATACACCATACAGACCGAAATGCCACTTCCCAATAATTCATAAATCCTCCGATTCAGTCAGTAGGCAGATTAGGTAGAAGCAGTAGTCGACAGTATGTGGAACTAAATCTATATAACCATTGGCATAAGCCCAATCTAAATTGTCATACAGCCAATGCACAATATCTTCTTTGTTCATGTTTGCCTATACCCCAAATGAATTTCCTGAGCTTCTAGCAGCCATTCTGGTGCTGCACCATACTGATATTCTTCGTATCTGCTGAGCGCTTCTAATCCTTCTTTTACGATTATCTTCAAGGCGTGCTCAGGAATATTTTGAAAAGCATTAACACAAGCAACTATGCGTTCAGCATCAGCAGGGTTTGTGAAATTGTGTGAGCCCCTTTCATGCTCTCCCCAACAAATACAGGTGTTTGAATTTTTAATCGGCTCGCCGGAATGATGTATTTCTGCCTCCCAATAGATTGAGGGCTTTTCCTCGCTAGACTTCATAAACCATGGCTCCTTGCTCCAGTCTTGTTTCATTTATCTTTCCTCTCCATTGTTTTGGTAGCATATGCGGTGCTGTGTTCTTCAATCTCCATCAGCTTCTTTGTCTTGACCCTCATTCCTTCACCCCGATTAATTCGTTGTCTAGAATTGTAGTAACGTGGTTGCTGTCCAATAATTTCTTTCTAGCTTTAGCCGTATTGATATACAGACGAATTGCTTCGCGTACACAATCGGAGCGATTGCGGTATTCTTCTGCGGCTACTTGGTCCAAGCTTTCAATTAATCCGGCGGACATGGCTATCAAAACCTTTTTTAGATTCTTCATTTGGGGTTACTCCTTATATTTTTTCCCAGCAGTATTCTTGTCGACCGTATATCCCTGTTACTTTGACATTTGTCTTTCTTAGCCTTCCTTGTTTAGTCAGATTAGTTATTGCTCGACGTATAGATGTTAGGGGTGTGTCTGCGGGCAAGCGTCTAAAATAAAGCGCTCGCTTTAACACTGTTGAAGGGCTTAGCTGTTCTGCTCCGTTGAAGAGTGCGTATATGACTTTCTCTTGATGCTTAGCCTTCTGCTCAAACTCAATACGCAGCTGTATAGGCTCGTTTGTTGTGTCGTAGTAACTAAACGGTTGGTTCATTTTCGACCTCACAACTCAAGAAGTAATCCACGTCATTCATCCATTGGTAGAGGAGGGTGATGAGTTTAAGTTTTTGGATACGATAGTCGTAGAGTTGTGTTTCTGTCATGATTTATTCTCCTTTAGCAAAATTTTAGGGGTTCGCCGGCTTGAGAGGCGGCGTTCATGCCTTCAATAAGTTCGAGAGCTTGTTGTTTATCGTAGTCATCATCGTCCCAGTCTTTAATTAGTTCAGTGAGGCGAGGAGCTATGCGGCCACATTGTTCAGGAGTAAGGATGCCGTCACAATCTGAATGATTTAGAAAATCGTGAACATCATCAGGTTTAAGGGAACTCCATTTATTAGAATTGCTTATCTTTCCTGTTAGCACAGCTCGTATATCGAATCCTTCCATGCTGTCCAAATCGATACCAACTTCTTTAGCAAGCTTCTGTCTAAATCTATCGAATCCATCATAAGACCAACTAGCGTTGCAGTGTGAAAAATCAAGTCCCATTTATTTATCCTCAATAAGAATCAACTAAGTAAAAGACGGGGCAGTTTTCCGCTCATGCCCAGGAGGTCTTCAGGAAATTAAAGTGGTGAAGTCCACTGTTCATTTGCATCTAGTCTCCGCATAAGTAACAGCTATTGCTAATGCTTGCCATTCGTCTTTCTTTATCCCGTACAAGACGCCAGGCTTCTTCTTTGTTCCTTTCTCCCCAAATCTATCCTTTAAGGCTTGTATAACGTTTGCGTCTTTCGCTCTAACTTGACCGCACAGATGCAGCTTTACGTCTTGTCTTGTTATAAAATCATGCTTGTCGGTTTGTAGAAAGTAAGAATAGATAATTCTTTCTACGAAACGACCAATCCAGACGCAGGTTTCAAAAACGGTCTTGCCAACAGGCATGCCGTAAGAGGCAATTATCTCTATTACAACCTTATCCGGAATAAAATCCGATTGGTCTATACTTTTCCATTTTTCATTTTCTAGCGTGAAAAATCTAATTGGAGTCTTTTTGTCTCCGTCGTAATAGCAAAAAGAAGACTTAACCGGACCTGGGTCTATTGCCAGAATGCGCATCAGTTATACTCCGCGTCTATTTCGTTCACTATTTTCTTGTACAACTCAAGCTTTTGCTGACAGAGGTCGTTTATCTCGCCAGCAACATGTTGGCTAACAGCCTTGCAGATACTTTCGCTAGAGCCCTCCCAAGAAGCTTCCATGCCAGTCTTTCCAGCATAGATGCGTAAAGTACCGCTGTAATCGACAAGCGCGCTAAAACGATTAATACGCTCGTCTATTAATCTAATCTTGTCAGCCGTCTCTTGAAGTAACTTAGGTAAATCCTTCGGTAAATCCATTAGTGACATCTCCTATATCCAACTACAAACATACTACCATTAATCTATAAAGATAATGCTAGTAATCTATTGTTGTTTCTATTTAATCTAGAAGTCTCGGATTTTGGTGTTGTCGGTGTAGTAAGGGTTGGTTGAGGAGGTTAATTTGCCGTTGCAAGAGTGCGTAAAGTCGCTGCCTGGTTTAGTAGCTCTCCATTTACCGGAGAGGGATTCTTTAACCCATTTAATGGTGGTATTGCACCATTTACAAGTGCCGTAATTGCTTTTAGGTCGGGAGTTAGCAGCAGTTGACAATGGAGATTCCTTCAACTCAACACTAATAGTATAAGAAAATAATTAAGGAGTAGCAATAAATAGGTGTCAGTCAACAGGGGTAGACTGGATAAATTATTGGTAACCCGGAGGATTTAGCGTAGAACGACTGACGAAAGATTGATCTTACTTACTAAGCGGCTGAATCGAAAGGTTCAGCTTCTTCGTCTAAAGGAAGTTTGTACACATCTGGGTTGTCAATCTGTACAAAGTCATCGTTAGGTTCAAACATGTCAGTATCTTCGCTGTCGAAAGGTTCGTATTCAAAATCAGCCATTACTAAGCATCCTGTCAAGAATTTGAGTGTTTTTAACAGAAAGGGGCTTACCCCATGTTTCTAACGAGACTAGGTTAGCTAAATGGGCAGCATAAACTTTGCCTAATCTCATCATCTCTTGCGGCGTCCACTTAATCCGGCAGATAATTCCCCAAATCTTTTTACACTCTTCGCTATCCTCCTGGGCATGTATTAGAGCTGACCAGTCCTCCAGGGTACCGTCCTTGGGCTCCCAGGGGGTTCTAATAGCCTCTTCTTCTTTGCACTGCTCGCAATTGTCGGAACCATAGCTAAGTCTATTTCTAGCTGCCCTGAGTCCTTTAGAATAAATTTCTTGAGAAGCGCTAAGCTGCGCATATTCCCTTTGTATATGTGCTGGCCAGCTGTTGATATCAAAGTTGCCAACAGTCCATGGACGGGTTGGCAGCATAGTTTTATCCCAGTATACTTTTTTGGTCGCGGCGCCGGATACTGAATCATCTGGCGTCCCGACTATTTCTTTTAGCCGGTCTAAACAGGGCAGGCAAATTCTAGTCTTTCTCAAACTGTCCCAACTAAACTGGGCGCCGACGTCTGTCACTTGGCTACAGTCGTAACAATAAAAACTTTTGCGGGCTATGTCTAAATTAAATCTGTTTTGCATAAGTCTGAATCTCCTTTTGCATAAATGTAATTATCTAAATTATGTTCTAGAACATCATGATTAGAACATGATGTTCATGTGTGCTAATGATGTTTTAAATTGCTTTAGAACATCATGTTCACACATTGGAGCGAGCGTCGCCGCGAGCGGCTCTAGGTTCTAGCGGAGTGGGGGGCCCGGGGGGCGAACCGTTTTCGCTCAGCACTCACGTTAGCACATATACAAAAGTATCCCCCCCCGGGGGATGGTCTAGGAGCCCTGAACTGGTAAGGCTTCTCAGCCTATCCCCATTTCAAGAGATAATTGATTAAGTAAAAATAATCATTAATCCGGTTATTTTTAGTGGTGTATCCTATTTTTATGACGGAATTTAAAATCAAACCTGAAACCAAGAAAGAATATGAAGAAGATACCAAGAAGTACTTCCGCAATATCGGTGCTCCGAAACAACAAGGTAAGTCCGCAGAAGACTTCTCCGAAGTTGAAGCTCGACTCCCGTCCGCCAAAGACAAACATAAGATTCTCGAGCGATATACGAAAGGCTTTACTAAAACTTCGCGTTCAGGTGCGTTCTCTAAACCAAACGTTGGACCAGCTATCTTTCCTTCTGGATTAGACTTTGCCTCCAAGTTCATCGACGAGATGACCCCCAAAGGCATTAAGCCCAAGGAACAACCTAAGCCCGATATATCCAAAGAAGCTAAACCTACCGGCGGCTTTCTACCAAAAGCTCGAGCTGTCATTACTGACATCTGTTTAGACTGTATGCAACCTCCGACCAAAGACAACTGGGTCATCGGACTGCATATTATTCTAGAAGTTGACGACTTAAAACTCTTTGCTATGAAGTGCAAGACAGGCGACGTTGTCCTTAATTGCGAATGCAAAAGATGTTACGACAACGCTCAGGTTATGGGGATGATGGAAACTCCTCTAGCTTTGGTCTTCGGCAAGCTCTTTACAGACGAAGACATAAGAATTGCCAATAAATGCGGCTTTCAGCTCCCAAATGTTCACGACGGCTCTGAAAAGACCCTCGGTCAATGGAATATGATTAAGCGCCGGGTCAGATTGGAAGAAAATTTGGTAAATTACTTGATATCTTGCCCTGCTGACTCTAAAGTCTTCAGAGACGTAACACAAAGGTCCCCAGATGGAAACGGATACGACCGCGAGCTTGCCGCCAACAATTGAAGTTAAAGCCTTCCAATCAATCGACGGCTTAGCTTTAGTCGAATTACTAGAGTCTTGCGGCGGAGATGTCATCCAATTCTGCCGAAGAGCTAACGAAACAGGCGTACCTGCTGAATTTATTATCTATCAATGCGAGAAAGCACTCTCAGAACTACCCGACAAGTCTCTTTATAAGCGCTGGAACGACTCTATACGCCTCCGTAAGCTTGCCAGATGGCGCATCACCCAGGAAAAGGTCTTTACCGCCCTAGAAGAGGCAGCAAATAGCCCCAGCGAGAACAATAAAAACATTCTCGACCTGTCTAAAGTAGTTTTGCAAGAGTTTTTAGTCCAGCAAGCCCAGGCTGCAAAGAATCATTTGACTGCTAAGCCCGAAGAAGAAGGCGAAGATACGACTGATTCTGAGATTGAGGAGATGGCAGAGTTTGATTAAGCGCAAATCGAGACTTGATAAGATCAGAGCAGGCGCTAGAAAGTATCCTGACGGCTTTATCCAGAAGTATTTGCGTATTGAAAACAAAATGGGCAAAGAAGTGCCTATGCGCTTTACTTCTGCCCAAAGAAAAATAGCTGGAATCATCAAAGCAGAGCACAAAACAGGCAAACCGGTCCGTCTCTCCTTCCTGAAATGGCGCCGCGCTACTTGTTCAGCCTACATGACAGCGCACAACTACTCCCACGCTTGGGGAAATGACAACGCCCGCATAGGAATTATCGCCCACCTAAAAGATAGAGCCGGAGAATTGCTTGGCAATTACAAGAAATTCGACGCCCGGCTTGAAACTTACTACCCAGAACTCGCCATGCCTAAAGATAGAGACCATGTGGCTGGCATTAAGTTCAAACACGGCTCCAGTATCTTAATAGCCTCTGCTGAAAACCCCTTATTAATCCGGGGAGACGGCTTGCACAGGGTCCATAACTCAGAATGGGCTCACTTTTACGGCTTATTTGACGATGTCATGAAAGAAATATGCCCTGTTGTACCTCCAGAACCTGGCTCTGAAATCATCAACGAATCAACAGGTACTCTTCGCGGAAGCGCCCCTCATGAGCACTGGATGGAGTCCAAAGCCAGACAAAATGAGTTCATTGCCCACTTCCTTTCCTGGCTAGAAGACGAAGATAGCAAGATTATTTTGCCTGACAACGTTAGAGATTGGGAACGATACGGCGTCAAGAACTATCACGAGCTTCTTGAAAAGATGCGCGATATGGAACCGCGGTTAGTTGAAAAGAATAAACATTACAAGCTTACGCCTGAGCAAATTATGCAGTCCTGGAATTTCTATTTTTATCAAAGCAAGTGCGACTTTGACTATTTTTGTCGGGAGTTCCCCTACATAGAAGAAGAGGCTTGGAGCGCAGGTGGTGCGTCCTACTTCGGGGCTTATGAAATCGGTAAATCCAAGCCCCAGCGCCCAGAATATATGTTTGTCTTCGACGAGCATAACCTAAATACTGTTTTCAGTACTCCAGACGACCTAAGAAGAGTTGATAAACTAGACCATTATGCAATACTGCCAAATCTCAAGATATGGGCTCTACCGGTTAAGGGCGCTAGCTACATTATCGGTTCTGATGGCTCTCAGGGGACAACTTACGGTGATTTTAGCGCTGGATATATTATCGACGCTCACACACGCGAACTTATGGCTGGATTTCACGGACGACTCAGACCTGATGAAAATGCCCACATCCAAGTCTCATTAGCAAGATTTTATAACAACGCTACCTGTGCCCCGGAAACCAACCCGGCTGGCGGCGGCGCTGAAACAATGAATGTTATGCAGCGCTTAGGTTATTTCAACTTCTATATCTGGCGTATTAGAGACTCAAAAGAGGGCTTAAGAGGAACTAATAAAATAGGCTGGTGGACACACCCTAGAAGTCGTGCTCAGATGATGCAAACACTGCGTACAGACTTTTTGGATAGCGTTAATGGCAGAATCAAAGACACGGGCATGTTCAAAGACGACGCGCTTCTTGACGAGATGCGCACTTTTAGCTCTAATCCCAGAAGTGGAATACCTGAAGCTAACGTTGGTTGTGCTGACGATAGGGTTATCGCTATGGGAATCTGCCACCAAGTTGCATCAGATGAAGTATACTGTACAGGAAAAGACTTAATATACCAGCAGCATAGGCTTGATAATGTCAATAGACATGTTGACCAAGCTGAATTAGTCAAAAGAAAGCTGACACCGGACAAAGTAATAAGCCAATTCACCAATGTCAGAAGTCCGTTTAACAACAATAAGTTTGAGATGAAGTTCGACTAGGAGATTTATGTCTAAAAGCAAAGCAGCGCGTGATTTAACCGAAGTATTGCCCGAAAATCTCCAAGCTGCTGCTTTAAGCGCTCGGCAAACCACTCAAATTCCTTACGTTTCAACAGTAGAAGTTGCCAAAAATCCTGTATGGGACGCTAGTCAATACGACGGAGCTTATAGGGCTGCTGCTGCAGCACAAGCTGAACACTTAAATTTTGCTGCCCAAATATCGACTTTAAGAGAGCCTCTAAATATACTCAAGCACGACTTCGCCAATACTGCTTTGCAGTTGAAAGAAGTTAGACACTTGGATACTAGGGTAAATATAGTCCGTGACAAGCGCGTATTTAAACTAGATATCTCCGGGGAACTAAAAGCGTATGCGAACAGCCTTGACCAGCCTACTTACTTGCAAATCATGCTTACTTTTCTTGGACAAGAGCGGATTACTAAACTGCATAATTATGTTGTTAAGTCTGGGCAAATAGATACTCCGGCTTTATGGCTCAATCAACAGCTGATTATCGAGACCAAAATGCCTTATGCCAACACTCTAGACAGAGAAATTAAGCCTGAATTGGTCAAAGAGTGCGAAGAAAAGATTGCCAAGATAGAAGAAAGGCAGTCTGGCTTATGCGAGCAAGCCTTTAGGCATTGTTTTGGACCAGAGCTGTACGAAGCTATCGCTCTTATAGCCGATGTCGCTAAATTGCATATCTATATTGTATTCGTCATGCTTGTCGACAAAATTATCGAGTTGCATCAAGTCATCAACCAACCTTCAGCAACAGTCAATTTGTGGCAATCGGTGTTGGCAGACAAATGACCCCTTTAGAATTAGCAGCTATCTTGCTTTTCACCCTAGTTGCTATCTTTTTTATGCAGCTGGCTATCTTGTTTGTTTACCACTACTATTTCCTTGTGCCGCTTTTTAAGCTAATGTCTTATCAAAGCGGGGTTAATCTCCCAAGTACTTTTGACGCTGCCCTGACATCTCCAATACCAAAGCGACAGCTGCCAAAAGAACCCCGCTCCCAATTAGAGGGACAGCCCTTAAAAGAAATGATGGACAAGTTGACTAATGCCATATGAGCGTATCAATTGGGAAGAAATAGAAAGATTCACCCCTGACCTTTACTGGAAATATACAACTGCTCCTTTCTGGGAAATAGACAGCCCAGCCTTTAACAGCGAGTCGGAATACCAAGCCTACTATTGCAACCTAGCCAAAGAGCTTATGACTTACTCCAAGGCATACATAGGTAGATGGCAGCAGCGTGGCGTTCAAAGTGCACGCGCTATTGAGATGGCTCAGAACCCAACAACGCCCATTTTCGACTATTCCTCAGCGTTAGCTTACGAGCCGCTGCCATTAGCGATATCTCAGATAGAAGAAAAGACTGCTCTTTTGTCTAATAATCCTGGAATCCCACAAGTTCAACCTAATCAAGAGGCACAATTTGAGTACACAAGTGCTTTAAATCAAGTCATGGACATGTGTTTAGAGGCTAACAACTACGAAACCGTCTATAGCTCTGCCGTTTACGACATTAGATTCTGGAAAGCAGCTTGCTGGAAATTGCACGTTGACCCGAACAAAAGGGGCTTTTTTGGCGATTACGGCAATATTTGCCTTGAAAAATTAGACTGGCTTGATATTTATCCAGACCCTGCTTGCAAAAAACTGCACTGGGATTATATGGACTACATCATCCAAAAGCACACTATGGAGATAGGTGACATCCGTGAGCAATATCCTTTGGCTTCTATTGCTATTAGCGTTGTTGACGACGAAATTATTTCCGATACCTCAGTATCAGCCAGGAACAACGAAGACTATATTCAGTCCCCTCAACCTAAATTGGCTCGCGATAATGCCGCCAAGCGTCAAAAGATTACCGTATTAGAGCTTTGGCTCAAAGACTCAAGAACTCATTTTGTTCCTCTAGTCAAAGACCCAAATGCCAAAGAGTATAAAGACCGCTTTCAAGTAGACAAAGACGGCTACTTGTTAGGTACTTGGAAAAAGCGTTATCCTACAGGTAGGCTTATTATTTGTACTAACTCATCTGTATTAAAGGACGTAGCAAACCCATATGCCCACGGCGAAGCGCCATACATTTTCCCGCTATCCCTTCCGTCCTCCCGACCCTTCTGTGAAGGAGAGGCTGCTAAAGTCGCTACTGTCACAAGGAAATACAACGATATCGCTGCTAATGTACACCGCTATCTTCAATCCGAAATTCCAAGACCAATGCACAGAGACGCCGGAGCGGTTCTCAATCCCGACATCTCAGACCAAATCCCCAACGACCCCTCCTACATCGTAGACTTGGCTCCTGGTAAGCGCTTCGATAGACGCCCTGCTCAAGATATCCCTCCAAGCACTAACGCATATCTAGGCAGTCTACAAAATATGCTTGATACTACCACTGGTTCTAGCGGTATTATGCGCGGCAATGTATCCGATGGTCAGCAAATGTCAGCAGAAGGTATAGATAAACTGCAAGCTTTTGCCAGTTCTAGACTAGTTGCTGAAACTAAGGCTATGAATGCTGCTGTTAAACAAATGGGCAGGCAGCTTATGTGGATAATTAGGCAATGGGTGAAAGAAAAAATCACTGTCACTATCTCTATGCCTGACCAATCCAAGAAACAAATCGATTGGGAAAGTGACCGTAAGATATTCGAGAAAGGTGACCCTAACGAAATAGAAGCTCTTAGGAAGTCAGAAGATTATTTGATAAAAATACGTGCTGGCTCGGGAGACTTTGGCGCAAAACAAGCACAGCAAGCACAAGCTTTAGAACTATACAGAGAAAAAGCAATTGACAGACCCGCCTTATTAGATGCTCTTGAATATCCTAATAGACAACAAATCATATCTAGGATGAATCAGCAAGAAATGGACGACATCAAAGCCAAAGCTATTGGCAAAGAAGTCGGAGTAGGGCTTGGCGAGCAAATAAAACAAGCAGCTCCAGGCAGAAGACCGAAAGCTAAGTAGACTTGCATAGCCTTGGCAATTCTGATACTGCTAGTAAGTAGTACAGAGAACCAAGGAGAAAATAGATATGCCTTTTACTGGATATCCAGGCACAAACCCCCTTTCGATTGCGGTCCCAGGTTGCGGTGGGAATGGTTCTTTGGGAGTTCAATCAACAGACTGCGCTATCAATTTAATCCAAACAGCAGTAGTAACTTTAACCTCTGCCCAAATATTAACCTTAAACACGACGCCTGTAGTCATAGTCCCAGCTCCCGGTGCTGGACTAACTATAATTGGCGACTATATGGTGCTTAAATATCTAAATGGCGGCACCAACTATGCTGGCGGCGGCGCATTTTCAATGCAGTATTCAGGCGGTGCAACTTTATTTGCTACTTTGCCTGCATCAACTATTACTGGCGCCAGTGCTACAGCTACTGCCCCGACAACAGGCGCCGTGACAGGTTCCATTAACACTGCCGTAACTATCACCAACGCGACCGGCAACTTTACTACCGGCAACGGTACTATCGTTATTCTTATGTCTTACGTAATCGTCTAAAGGAGAGCTTATGGCTGTCCTTAATGCCAAGCAAAGAAAATCAAGCGAAACCCTATCAGGTGGTCGCTTTCCAATGCCTGATAAGTCTCACGCTCGCAATGCTCTTGCTCGGATTAATCAGGCTCACGGATTATCTGGAGAAGACAAGGCAAAAATTAGAGGGCGTGCAGAATCAATACTTGGACACAAGACCCCCTCGATGAGCGCAGGTCGTAAATAATGGCAACCCTTCCAGTAAGCACACAGCAAGCAGTCATTAGTCTCAAAGCTTATCTTGGCTCTAATCCGCCAAACACCCAAAACTCCATTTTCTATCTATCGGCAGACACGCTTGTTGGAAGCATCCAAGCAACTTATCCGGTTATCGTCCCTGCTTCTACAAATAACCAAGCGATAAATCTATCTACTATATTTCCTGCGGCACTAAATCCGGTGATATTCCAAATAGTAGAAGTCACCAATCCCCCAACAGGATTTAGCTTTACAACGGTATCAGGAAGTGGTAATCAATTAATATCAGCAGGTGGATTCGTGTGCTGGATGGGCACCACCACTACTACCGTTTATGTATCTAATACAAATACATCAGAGATAGTTCTAGCAGTAGGAGTCATATCAAACTAAATGTTACCTCCAGCAGCCAATGCGATGCTTCAAGGAATGAGCCAAGGTCAAGGACAAGCTCAACAAATAACCCCTAATGCTTTTCAACCGCGCGGGGGACAAGCTGTCAAATCTCCATACGACGGCAATCTTATGTGGCTAGTTGACAGTATTAATGAGTATGGTAGTGCTATTAGTAAGAACGGCGATAAATATCGCGCGCTCGCACAAGATTTATACAAGGCAAGTTCAATAGTAGAGAAAGTCCGGAACAAACTAAACGAGTTAGCAGCAGGCAATACAGACGAGGCGGGTAGCGTAAGTGGAAGCGACGAGTAACATAATGGGTTCAGATATAGCGAGTAAGCTCTCGGAGCTTGGTCCAACATTTAACACCAATCCTGGTTTTGGATTGGAAGGTGTCATTAAAGGCAACGAGATGCGTACTATCGCAGAAGCCGAAGCGACTAAAACTCCGCTAAAAGAAACCAAAACCTCAGAGCCTATTATTGACGACAAAGTTTTTCAAGAAGTAATCAACCCTTTGAATACTTCTATTCAGCAAACCAAGCAAGAGTTGCGTACCTCATTAGGTCAAATCACCAATACCCTTAACGAGCTCAAGTCAGGTCAAAGACCAGCGGATACATGGAGCGAAGATGTTGACCCAGTTACTCACGAAACCAAAGCTTTGCGCTCAGAAATGGCTCAATTGCAACTGAACAACGCCTATGACCGCGCCATTAATAGCCTCAACGCATTCAAAACCAAGCACCCTGACTTTGACTGGACAGAGCAAAATGTCCAAGAGTTATGGCAACAAAGAATCGGCAACAACGTGCAATTAGCACGCGATACCGATTGGGGCACCTATTTTAAAATGCATTATGATGCTAAGGACGCTACGCGTCAGCGTCAACAAAACGAGGAGTTGAAAGCAAAGATAGCCTCTCTTGAGTCAGGACGTAACTCGGTCCGTGACTTAGCTGCGACTCCTCGGTCAAGCAATAACATTTCTATGGCTCAGCCATATTCAGATAGCGATTTCAACGAAGAGCTTTATACAAGAGCCAGCGCCCGCATGGGTAAAGGACGATTTATGGGTTATGGGCGCATATTGCAAGAAGAGCAAACAAAAATGCAACTTGCAGGCAAAATATAAGGAGCATAGAACGTGGCTAACATTCTGATACCAGATACATTTAATAGCAGCACGCTATCGTATTACAATCGACGCGCTCGAGACCAATACTTTACTGCTACTTCTGGTGCCCAATTTCTGCTCAACACAGGTATTAAACCGGTAGATGGCGGGGTGTCATTCTCCCAGCCAATCGTATACAACACAACCCCGCAGGCTGGTGTCTGGGGCGGTGGCGTTCAGCAGTTAGCTGCTAACTTCATCCCCAATACCACACTAGCTAGCTGGTCAGCAGCTTACTACTACGGTTCTATCGGTATTCCCGACACCGTAGCTATCCAGAACCAAGGTCAATCACAAATAGTAGACATTGTCGAAGCTCAGTATGAACAGATGCTGATGGGATTGATTGAACGTCTGGGTATAGATTTCTATGGCAATGGCGCTGCTCAAAACGGCTTCTATCCCATCCAGGGATTAGGCGCTATCGGCACCTCTGGCTCCGACCCAGCATTGCCATACGGCGGTATTTCGCGTTCTGGTTCATCCGGTTCATGGTCAGCCCCTACAGGAAACGCTCCTTGGTGGAACGCCTCGGTGCTCTCAATGACTGGCGGTACTCAGACCGTTTGGTCCAAGCCTTCGCTTAACGTCGGCACTTCTAGCATCATGTCTTACAATGCCTTGTTTGCTTGGAAGCTTGCTGGCTCAGTCGGTATGTATTCTATTCTGGCTGGCTTTGGTGACGCTCTAGCATGGCAGTCAGTTGCTAACTTATTCGTAGCTATCGCTCGTGAGTCTTCGATGGAGAAAGTCTTCAAGACTGGACCACAAGCTCTAGACTTCATGGGTATTCCTATATTCCAAGACGACAAATGTACTTCAGGTACTTTGTACGGTTTGAACGACATGCTCGAATTACGTGTTTGGAAGAATGCCTTGTTTGTGGAAACTCCTTGGAGACAACCGTCAAACGCCATGGTTAATGTCAAGTTCTTATTGTTAATCGCCGCACTTGTTCACTCAAGACCGAACACGATGCCGGTATTGTCAGGTATTACAGGTTAAACAAAGGAGTATAGAAAAGTGGCACTACCAACAAGCCAATGGGGCAATCCTAGTGACGTTTATCCGACAGTACCTGTAGCAGGCGATGGTCCAGTTCTGGGCAACTGGCAGATGTACTTTGTGGATGGTTCAACTATCCAGTTTGTTCAGAACACCGCAGCTGGTGCATTACCTGCCAACTATGCCCTGCGCATAGGCGGCACTACATGGGTAAGCACCTACCAAGTACAAGCTACCTCGGCAGCCAACCAATACGTAGTAGGTTGTAACGACCAATCTCTTATCTCGATCACCGCTTCGTATGCATTTTGGATGAAGACCGGCGGCTTGATGTTGCCTCTAGTCGCTACTTCTTTGACTCAAGGCATTATGGTTGCAAGCTCGGCTACAGCGGGTACTTTAAGCACAGCAGCAGCCGGTTCAGCCACTGAATTTGACTTAGTTCTCACAGTAACTACAACTTCAACAGCAGCAGCCGCAGTACTACGCGTTCACTAAGGAGATGGTGCATGAATGTCCCTCACCCTAGGCGACGGAGTTTACTACGTTAAGTCTGAGATAGGCGAACCTCAGCAGTTTCAATGGTCTGACTATCAGATAGTCAAGGACCTGAATTACTCTGCCAAAAAGATGTGCTCTATTGGCGCAACTCTAACTGGCTTCGTCAATTTATCTTTGGGCTTATCCGGCAGCTCTACTATTGGTTTGCAAGAAGCTTTTCTGCCTAGCAATGTAGACCAAGTGAAAGCTTGTAAGTATTTCATGGGACAACTGTTCGATCTGGAACCGCACGATTGGAAGTCTTTGCAAGTAGGTTCTATTGTTGGGTCTATACCTAGATGGTATTACATCAAGACTTCTACTCAGTCGATGACGCCGCAAGTTCAATCGACAACTGACATCGAACAGATATCTATAAATCCAGTTAATCCTGGCGGTACTAATCAGTACGGTCAAGTTATTGGCGTATGGCCAATACCTCCTAATCCTTCTACTATCCATGTTTGGTACAGCTACTTTCATCCTTACATGTCAGACCCTGCCGATATCTGCGAAATACCAGAACGCTTTCTAGAAGGCTGGGCAGCTTATGCGATAGCTCGCTGTAAGCGTATTGAGAATGCGCACTCAGAAGCCCAGATGTACTCTGCTCAGTTCGAGAAGACTTGCGAAGATTATCGGGTCTATTCTTGCACTCGTCGTCAAGGCGATAAGCCAGCACGTTACGGCACTATTGTTGAGCCATGGCGTCAATCTGCTTCAAGCTCTGTTGTCGTTGTTGACCCGTTCCCGATGGACACGGGTATCTAGAGCTAAAGGAGACATAACCTGTGGTAGTAACCCGTCCTGGCTCATTAGATGACTCAAGATTACAAGTAGCTTTGTCCGATATGTCCGGCGGCTTAGTTACAGACTTGGGCTCTTTAGCTATGTCCGCCAATCAGACGCCAGACTCTTTGAATGTTTTTGCCTGGCAAGGACAGCTTAGATTTAGGGGCGGCTATTCTTTGTGGTGCACACTGCCAGGTCCAGCGGACGGCGATTATTCTTTTGTGGATGCTGCTGGCATTCAGCATATGATGGTCTGGTGTATAGGTAATTTATATGACACTGTATCTGGCACTGCCGTTCTTATTAGCGGTAACGTCTACGTGGCAGGGCAGTCCATTGCTCATTGCCAGCTCAACAATAAGCTCTACTGGGCAACGCCTACTGTGCCCCTTAGGCAATACGACGGCATTACAGAAGAGACCGTCCCTTACAACAACTTCCAACAAGTAGTTATAACGGATTCCAGCACTGGGCAAACTGTTGCTTTAGAGATTACACCATCTACTACAACCTTATCGGTTAACCCAAACACTGCTGTAGCCGGGACCTCTACTTCTTTTACTTTGACTGGCACAGGTACCAACTGGACCGCTGGTACACCTGGCAGTCCATTGTTTACTCTAAGCGGCGGCTCTATTTCTTCGCAAACAGTCGCATCTGCAACTTCAGCTACTATCAATACAGCGCTGCCAGCAACTGCCCAAATCATTCAAGTCACCGACCCTAATACCAACGCTAAGGCTAATATCTCGGTTGTTACTACATCGGTCACTTTGATGGTATCGCCGACTAATATTATCCAGAGTCAGTCATCTTATATTCTCACACTCACAGGCGTTGGCACGACATGGATTACAACACCGCCAACATTTAGTGTCAGCGTAGGAACTATCAACAATCAGATAGTGACAACTGATACGCAAGCTATTTTGACTTATACATGTCCAACCAGCGGAGAGCTATTAATACAGCCGCCAGCTTGCAGATTTCTCATTCCTTTCAACGGCTCATTAGTAGCTGTTGACCCAGCACCAAATGGGGTGCCGCAAAACGGTGCTTTTATGTGGTCGGACGTTAACGATGCTACTATTTGGTACGGAAACAATATCCAAGAAGTAGGCAGCAACGATGGTGCTATGTGTACCTTTGCTGTAGTAATGGGTATATCGCAAGTCGGTGTTCAGCCAACCAAGTCGTTTATGGTAGGTAAGACCAAGACCAATATCTTTATCTATACAGGCGCTTTAGGAGAGCTAACAGAAGAAGCAATATCTTGCCCTGTTGGTGCTATATCGGCACCAAGCGCTGTTTATATACCCACACAAGAAGGCTTAGGCGCAGTTCAGTTTCTTGGCTCAGATGCTCAGATATGGCTGACCAACGGTGTTGAGGCTTATATCTCAAGCAAGAATATCAAGACCTTGGTTTATACATTGGTCCAGAATGCTTTATCTGTTAACGCCCAGCAGCAATTCAATTCTACTTATAACGACGAGTTCCAGTATTCACTCATCGACTTTGGCAACGGCACGCAATTAGCCTATAAATGGGACACCGGTGCTTGGTGGTACTTTAGCGGTTGGCCGTCCGGTCCTTATATGACAGCGCCTGGAACCAATGGACTACCGACAGTATTTGTTGCTTCTAATCAAACCGGTACAACTGGCGTCTATCAGCTTGGCTTAGTTGGAAGTAACGATAACGGCGCCACCATATCCGCCTATTACATGACCCCATATATTCATGGCGGCAAACCAGAGCGCCAGAAGCAGTTTGATATATTTACGCTATTCGCTTATAACATCGGCACCCAATATACAGTCACTGCTTACTCAATGCCAAGAGCTGATAACACAACATTGATTAGCGTGCCTATGGTTTTGGGAGACAGCGCTTATAATTCGACGACTCCTTACGGCAACACCCTGGCTGTATGGGGGCAGTTTTATTGGGGGCAAGCAAATTGGGCAGGGGGATATTCTTCTATATCGCAGCCTTACGAAACTTCCCCTATGCGCTCGCGCATCACCTATTTATCGGCAGGTACAAAATGGATGCCTGCCGGGCTACCTTTTCCTTTTAGAAGTGGTGGCGCCCAGTTCTTAATAGCCTGGTCAGGGGGTGCTTATGATTTTCGTGTAGCTAGAGCAAACATCGGCTATAGTGAAAGAGCGACTACCTTTGTCGGCAATTTGCCTTATGGTTCTCAAGGAAACTTTGTCCAATCTGTCCCTGATAAATGGAGCAATATACCGAGTAACCCCTAATGCCTAACATCACTTATCCCTTTAATTTTACAAATGGCACTCTCGCCAATGCTACTCAAGTAGATGCTAACTTTGCAGCAGTAACGGCAGTTGTTAACGGCGCTTTGACCAACAGCAATCTGGCATCCGGCGCAGCGATAGCGTTATCAAAATTGGGACTTAATCCTGGAGGTTTAGCTTTTAATCAGAGCACTACAGGTCAGGTCACTTGGGCTTCTGGATTAACAACGGACACGCAGCCGCAGATACAAATGACGACCAACGCAGGGCTACAGTTTGGACCCGGTGGTAGCACGGCGCCAGACGTAGCACTTATTAGGTCGGCAGCTACTACATTGCAGGTTAGAACTCCGGGGGGTGCTGCTGCTATCCTTGACGGTGATGGCGGCACACTGCAAAACTTCGCTACCGTAACATTGGCTTCTGGCGGTGTTTTTAACTTGAATGGCGGCTCTATTTCTGGTACCAGCTTCCCCGCGGTTAATAACGGAAGACTCTATTTAACTAGCAACTCGCCCTATGCCGATACCGGTGCGTCCTCTACGCTTTATTACGGTCCTATTAACGGCACCCAAATCACTTTGTATAACGGTACAGCGGAAGTGACACAGACGTTTTCCCAAGTCACGCTAGCGGTAGGTGGGCTAACAGCTAGCACGGTATACGACATCTATGTTAAAAGCGCATCTTCGACGACGGTTGCTCTAAGCTATGTGGCTTGGTCGGGACTAAATACACCTCCGGCGCGCGGTACGCAAGATGGACGGCTTACAAAAAACGGTGACGCCACAAGCCTTTTGGTGGGTGCCATATATTTAAACTCTTCTTCTAACGTTACCGACAACACGTCTACTCGCGGTGTAAGCAATGTTTATAACACCATTCCCAGGGCGCTCAATTGTGTTGACACGACAGCTTCTTGGACTTGCACGAGTGTAGTGCCTCAGCCCAGCAATGCAAACACAACTGATGGCGTAGGTAGAGTAAGTTACGTACAAGCGATACAGGGTGCATATGGGCTTACTGCCGAGTGCTGGGGGCAAGCTGCCTACGCAGGGGCACAACCGAGCTTAGGTATAGGCATAAATAGCACTTCTACGGGCGTAGTGTTTGCTGCTCAGACCGAATCCTCAGGAAGTTTAACCGCCACGCTAGCTTGCACCTATAGCTTTACGCCAACAGTAGGATATACGTATTTGCAAAGATTGCAATTAGCGAGTAGTGCTACCGGGGCCGCTTTCTATGGAACCATGAGCTGGTATTTGAGCAGCCCGCCGACAACTAACTGTAATGGACTAAATGCTTTGGTGATTGGCTAATGCAACAGATACAACTATGTTTTAGCACTTCATGGGGACCGGTAAGTTCTATTATCCGCTTCTTTACTTGGTCTACTATCAGCCATGTTGATTTCGTTGTGCCCAATGGACTGCTTGGCGCTCGCGAAATGGGCGTGAAAATTAGACCCTGGGGAACAGGTAATCCGACAAGAGACATTATCGCTCACGTAGATTGCACAGACGAACAGGCGCAAGCTGTATATAAATTCGCTTACGAACAAATAGGCAAGCCTTACAACTATCTAGGCATTGTTGGCATTGTTATTAGACATGACTTCCCTAGCAAGAATAGATGGTTTTGCTCAGAGCTTGTAATTGCCGCTTTTCAATCTGCCGGTATCCCATTGGTTAATATCAACCAAGTAGGACGTGTCTCGCCAGAAATGTTACTAGAGTCGCCATTTGTTATTGTAGACGAAGGATTGGCATTAAACGGAACAACTGGCTATGGACCGAAAGTAGACAAAATCATTCAAGCGAAAATAGAATTGAACACAGAGTCAAAACAAATAGCACAAGGAGAGTTATCATGAACGTAATTGCCATTATAGGTCTAGTAACGGAAATAGCAGACATCATTAAAGAGATGCAAGCTGACGGGACTTTGCAGCAGCTAGAAAATGCTGGCGAAGCAGCAATAGAATTTTTCCACAATAGCCCCAAGGCTCAAGAGCTTGTAGCCAAAGTGCAAACACTTGTAGCTTCAATACCTGCCAAACCGGCAGCACCTAAAGCGGAGTAGTAAGCCATGGCTGGTGACGGAGCGCAACAAGCCCAAGGCGGTTACCAACCTAGCAGTTATGCTAACGTTGGGACTGCCAATCAACAAGGTGGCGAAACAGCCAACACGACTGGCGTAGCTAATACTACGCAGTCTTCCAGCGGCACGCAACAAGCAAATCAGCAGAACACTTATTTGCCTTGGCAGCAATCAGCTCAAGGCAATTTGGGCGCCGCTGCCAATAATATTCTGACCGGCAATGTGCCCACGAGTTACACCAATCCGCAGCAGACCACTCAAGCCTACATGAATAATTTTAATCAGTATGTAGCGCCTGAGCTTGCTGCCCAATATGGAGCCGGTAGTCCAGCTATTGGAGCTAGTCTTAATTCTGGTTTAACTAATCTCGCTGCACAGAATTACGAGCAAGGTTTAGCGAATTATAATACTGGCGTGGCAACAGCAGGGAGCTTGGC